ATCGGAGCGATATGCTCGATGGACTTGCCATTGCTCTCGAAGGTGTAGATCGGCATATCAGGATTCCATCTCGCTATCGTACTCGGCGACCATGTCGCGCATACCCTTCTCGTCCATGGGGCCTTCCATTTCCTTGTCGCCCTTGGACTCGTACTCGGCGGGCATACCGTTCACACTGCGGATCTCGACATAAGCCTCGCCGTTTTCGAGCTTCTTGAGAATACCGCGAACTTCCTCTAGGACAACTTCATCACCAACTTCGGGGGAAGCCTGTTGGCCATCCTCCATGTCGGTGGAAAGAGCCTCGACCGGAATAGAAATCATGGGCGCATTGTTATCAGCCTCTTCACATCCGCAAGCGGAATGAGAAGGGGCATCACCGATTGCTCGATGACGCCCCTTTGGGCTGACGGCAATCACCATGATGGTGGCCGTCTTGGGTCGCATATTACAGCGTGGTCGAGGTCTTAGTACGATGCACCAAGTACCAGGTCGGGTTGGCAGTAGAGCCAGTGTTACCAGCGGCCAAACGCAGAGCGGCGAAGTACAGCTTCACACCAACGGTGACCAACTGGTTCAACGGATCGCTCTTGTCGGGGGTGTCGGTGATAACGATCTTCGGAGACAACGGATCATCACCGGTCAGGGCGGGGATACCGAACGACTCGTTACCGAAGAAGAAGGACGCGATGATGTCCTTGCTGACCGCCAGACCGCCACCCGCGGCGGTGGCCTGATAGACGAACTCATCGGCAGCGGTACCGGAGCCGGTGCTGACGAACGAGTTGGTCTGTTGGACCACGCGGCAACCATAGATGGAACCCACTTCGCCCTTGTAGAACGGGGTACCCTTGTTGCCGTAGTTGGAGGCGTTCAACCAGTCGCTATCGCGCATCAAGTCACGGGCAACGCGGGGGTCGGTCGCCAGGACGTAGCCGCCGTTGATCATCGGAGCGCGGTTGCGCTTCAGGCGGGTCATGGAATCGAGGACAGCGGACGCCGTCATCGTGGTGTTGGCAGCGGTCGTGTCGCTGTTCAGCGCAGAGAAGCTCTGCGTGGTCAGCGTGGCAGGGTTACCGTACACCTTCACGCCACCAGAGCTGGCGACAACGTTCACGGCGTCCGAGTTATCGAACGTACCACCACCCTCGGCGGCGGAACCGATGGACGAACCGCTGGCCGTGAGGTTGGAACCGATCAGGGTGTTACGAATCACCGAGTCAACCCAGAGGGCCATGTCCAGACCGCTGGTCTTGGTGGCCTGCTGCAAGCTGTTGAACAGGTCGGTGGCGCGGAGGATGTCGGTCAAACCGATCACCTGACCGTACTGGGCGAGCGACTTGCTCAGGCTGTTGAGGGCCAGAGCGCGGTAGTTCGCGGAGCTGATCGCAGCACCCTCGGAAGCAATGGTCTGAACGCTGCTGATGCTCGGGGCTCCGAAACGGAACATCGAGATCGCCTTGTTACCATTGTTCTTGGGGATCGGGGCCTTCATGGAGAACTGATCAAGAATCGTCTCCTGCTGGACGATCGAGAGCAGCTCCTTGCTGAAGTAGTTCTGGAACTGACTGGTTAGCGTAGTAGAGGTTGTAACTGGCATATTTGAGTTGTGGTTGTGCTATCAGTTGCCTTCCCGGTCGAACTCCCTCGACGCTCGCATGAGCGCATCCCTTTGCTCCTTCATGGATAGCTTGGAAAAATCTTTTTCCTCTGCTTTGAGTTGTCCTGCCGGAACGCTTTTCCCAATAGCGGTCTTCTGCTGGAGCTTGTTGAGCTGTTCTTTCAGAGCCTTATTCTCGGCCTCCACAGACTGATATTTTACCGCAGTATCTTGGAGCTTCATCAGTTCAACCGCATGGGATAACCCATTCGGCAGCGTTGTGAGGATCGGGATTCGCTGCAACAGCTCAACCGTGCGCTTGTACTCAGGACTGGACTGATCCTTCAACCAAGTCTCCTTCTCGGACAACTTGTTAAAGTTCTCGGCCCATGTCTTTGTAAAACGCTCCTGCTGAAACTGCTGCTGCTTGGCACCCGCCGCTTTACGGACTCCATCAGCCTTGGCTCGCGCTGCCTTGGCCAACTGGGTATCACCATCCGCATCGAACTCCTTGGCCGCAGCCTCATAGTCCTCCGCAGTGTATCCCTTGTCGTCCCGAAACGAGTTAGACTCGGCAGCACTGGATTGCTCCCGCTGCTTACTCCACTCCTCCCGCTCACGCTTCACCGCCTCGCGCTCGGCCTTGATAGCCTCCTTCTCGGCGTTGATCTGCTCCCAAGACTTAGCCTTACGCTGTTGCTCCTGGGCGAATTTGCTCTTCTGATCCTTCGGCTTTTCCTCCTTCTGCTTGGCCTTGGATTCCGACTCTGATTTCGCGCTGACCTCCTGCTCGCCACCATCGGTCTCTTTGCTGGCGGTCACCTCATTTGAGGTTTCCTGCTCAACCGAATCAGACTCGTTATTATTTTGAGCCTGCTCCCTTGGTTGGCTGTCGATATCGACACCGGCATCGTGATCTCTGGCCAATGCGAGCATCGCGTCGGCGCTCATGTTTTCATCTGACATATTGTGCTTATACTCGTTTGCTGGCCCGCACAGACGCAGCAACCGCAACTTTGATCCTATGTGTTCGTGGCAGAATCCGGATCATCTTCCTGCCCCGTAATTGATTCTCGGTCGGCCATCATCTCGATGACCTTCACAAGACTGGCCTGACCCATTGCAAATCCTGAGGAGTATTGCAAATGGTTTCGGTCTGTTATAGCAGAAGCGTTCTGCATCAGAACCGTGTTCAGGAGAGCGTCCTTGAACTTCTTCCCGGTATCGCTCTTGAAAAAGCTATTGAGCGCGGTGGCGTCCTCCTTGGTCCAAGGGAGCGGATCCACCCATCGCTGGTGCCGTGTGAACGTCCACGCGGCTCGGAGCTTGGCGAAGGTGCTGATCATTTCGCAGCTTTCTTCCGACCCGCCGCCTGTCGCCGCATGAACTCCGCGGCCCCGAGCTTCTTGCGCCCGATGTATGCCGCGAGAGCCCGCGGATCATCCGCGCCCTCCTTCTTGAGTTGCGTTGCCAGTTTGCTGAACTTCGATTTCTTCTTCATAAATTACCACATTTTGCACGACCAGTGCCTCGGCGTCGTCTTATCGGTCGCCGTATCGCAATTATGCCGTGCGCGGAAGTTCTTCCTCCGCTCCGGATCGTCCTTCTTGATCTCCATCTTCGGATCTCCGAAGCGAACCTTGATCACAGTCCCCTTGGGGTTGCGAACATAAACCGCCCGCTTCTTCGCCTCGCCCGGAGTGTAGAAAGGCTTGTTGAGCGTGACCTTCTTTCCCTGGTAGTCGGCCATATCAGGATTGGAATAGGGGTGATTCTTGGATGTCCTTCATGTTCTCAGGCTTGCGAACCTTCTGGAACCTGATTTTTGGCGCAACACCCTCCACCAATTCCTCAAGTAGTGGCCCACTCTGAGGAATAGGCTGTTGCGGGGTCGGCGGAATGGGCGGCGGGGGAGCGACAATGGCGATCATGGCTTGAAATTCACCGCACCAGTCAAATTCCAGTACAGTAGGCCAACAAGTGGGTCTACTGGTGGGCGGGAACCTCCGACAAGTGCTGTCAGAGGCCCGATATCGGCAATCTTTGCAGGTCATTTGTGTTCTTAAACAGGGGCTTGCGCCATCTCAGGGGGCGGAACCGGCAATTGCTGCTGCTGAGCAGCCAATAAGCCGCTTCCCTCCAAGAATTTCTGGATCTCCTTCCGCAGTTTCCGCGCCTCGTTCGTCGCCACCTGCTCGTAGAACTGCAACAGGCTGTCCAGACGCATCATAAACGCATTCTGGGCCGCCGGACTGAATTGCTGACCCTGCTGGATCGCCCCATTCAGGTACTGCATCAGCACTCCAATACGGCCCGCGTAGTTCTGACCCGGTTTCGCCGGCACCGGGATACCAACCAGCAAGGTCGGGATCGTCTTCGTCTCGTCCTCCAGCTCGTCCTGCGCCTTCTGGCCAGGATCCCGCAGCAATCGCTTGATCAGGCTCGGGTCATCCAGCTCCATGATGCTCTTGTCCAGCTCCACCTGATCCACCCAGGGCGAATTCATAAACAACTGCTTACGATTTACCGCCTGCTGCACCATCACCTGACGGCTCACCATGTCCATTCCACCCTTCGGCTCCAGCTCGTACTGGTCATGCAGAGCCACCGGATCCGCATCCAGCGAATCCTCGGCGAACCGGTACCGCAGACTCTTGCTATCGTACTGCACATACAGGCTCCACGCCTGCCGGTACAGCTTGCCAAGAGCCATACGGAACAATCTCGCCCGCAGATCACCGCTCTGCATGGCCTGCGCGTTGATGCTCTGGATCTCGGTCGCCGTGCGCCGGTCGCTACCCCCGCTCATCACGCTCCCCATCGCGTAATCCGGGCTCCCGATCCGGTTTTCCGCCACCGCCCGCATCTGGTTCAGCTCCTGATCAAAGCTCACCGGAGGCTGCGGCATCTGCACCGGGGCCACACCATAGGGCAGAATCTGTCCCGGCTGGAACCTCAGGTTGATGGAGTTCGGCAACTCCCGCTCCGCACGGAACAGCGGGCGGTTGTACAGGGTCATCGCATCATGCTTGTGATTCCACATCGAGGTCATGGAAAGCTCGAACGGAGCCATGATCTCGCAAATGCCCCGCGGGCTGAACCAGCCCTTGTCCTTGATCTCATACGGGAAGTCCACGAACGGACATTGGCCATGATCATAGGGCAGTTCCATGGGATCGCGCAGGTCCAGATCCACCGCCGCTGGGCTATAGAGATAAACCTCCCACACCCCGTCATCCCGCTTCCGATAAACCTCCCACACGATCACCCCATCGGTGTTGTTCGTATAGGTAATACCCTCACGCAACTGCTTCGCATCCGTCTCGGTCGCCGCCCCCGGAATATTATCGTCCTCCTGCGGATTCCCCCGGATCTTCTCGATCGTCTTGTTATCCGCCTTCCAGCCGAACTGGCCGGCCATCCGCTTGTACGCATTGACGCTCATCGGCATCACATGCACCAGCCAGTCCGCATCCTGCAAATCCACGGTGTACGCCGGCACCACGATATACATCGGATCGATCGCATCAAACCCCACCCGCTTATCACCCGGATTCCAGAAGCACTTAATCACCCCGCGCCCGCTCATCAGCGTATAATCAACCCACGAGAGAACCTCATCGGTGAAGTTGGTCTTGTCCCGGATCTTATAATTGAACCAGTCCTCAGCCACCTTCGTATACGCATTCAACTGCTGGCGCATCGGAACGAAGCTGGCCACTACATCCATGCCCAGAGCCTGCTGGAGGAATAGCGGCTTGAGCTTTTCAATCGCCGTATCAATCAGCGGCCAATGCAGATCCGCGGCCTTCGGCCAAGGCTTATTGGTCCTTCGCAACCCGTGATGGCGCAACTCATACCACCTCGTCTGCCGCAGCTCCCACGGACTGCGCTGCTCGACAGCCTCCACTATCTGGCCCTGCAACGCGTTCCGCTGTTTGTCGTTCATCATAAATTCTCCCCCTTTCCTATCCCCCAACCTCACAACCAGCAAGCGCAGACCCTTTACCATCCCCCTCAATCGCCCCTATCTCATCCTCCATC